TACCATCGAATGAATTCCACCTAAGCATACCAGGTACGAACATATCATCAGGTACTACCGCAGCAGTATTGAACTTAATCCAGTCAAAGAACGGAGTCGTCTGGACAGTAACGTACTGCTCTATGTACTCCTTTAGCACCTGTTCGTTAGTAACGATAGTATCGCCGTTGTCAAAGCCAAGGATTAGACGACCCTTAGTATCGAAGCTTGCACGGGTTAGATTACGAGTAGCAACATTGCTAGAAGGACTTCCATTTAAAGCCCCTATAACACCCCTAAAATCAACGGCAGCATTAGACTGGTGTATTATGCTGCTGAACCAGTTAGAAGCCGCTGTAGGTGCCTCTGGTGACGTTACGGCAGTGTCCACGGGTGGTTCTTGTTTGGCTTTCTCCACAAGATCAAGAACTGCTTGTAAATGCAGAGGGATGACTACAGCCTTATGCACCATGTTCTTCACAGCAGCCAATCCAGCTACAATCGCATCCTTCTCGGACTTACCCGTGGATAAAGCCCCATTAGCTACCTTAGCAAAGAGCTTGCGCTCCTCTAGGGTTTTATCTCGCATTGCTGGGAGGGTTTGATCTTTGAGTACACCCCAAGGCATATATGCTCCTTTAAGACGAAGCCCATAGGGTTGGGCTTCTTGTGAATAGTTGTTGGAATGGGTGGTTATTGAAGGTTAGAACTTGTTAGGAACTAACCTTTGTGCTAAATAAACTAGATTTTCTCTGCCCACTTGGTTACGGCGACTGACATCAATTTGTGCATTGACGCACTTGGGTGAGTCCCATCCCGAGTGTACTCACCATTTACTTGAGTGCCAGCAGGGGGGTTAACCGTGTATGCACGTGGTGAACTCAAAGTAACCGTGTATGGACCAGTCCCGGTGATACCGATTACAAACGAACCAATTCCGTTACCGGGGTTTGATTGAGAGACAAGTCCCAGCGGATCAATGATCAGCCCGTCACCAACGGACAACCCAGTTACAGAAACGAGCGAGCAGGTGGTGGCGAGTGAAACATAGTCAGCCGCCAAGGTTGTCTGAAATGGGTGGACTGCCCATTTGGACTTGTCGTTTGTATCGCCTGCAATGCTTGCCGTATCAATATAGCTTGCGAACTTCCCACCAACTAGGTCCGTCTGCAATTGCGCGTTAAAGCCAAACCCTTGCGCAAGAGTTGCCCCGTTGGGCGTTGTTCCAGCAGCAGTAGACCAACCAGTAATGGTTGAGCCTTTGCAAATAATGGTAGTCTGGTAAATTGGGATTGACGCACCAAATTCTGCACGGAGCATGTCAGAATACGCCTTCATTCCCGCCAAGAACCCGGCTGGTGTATTCCACGGAAGGCCAGTAATAGTATCAAGAGTCCCGCCTGATGTAGTGCCACTGACTGTACCGTTAGCGATTCCGTTAACAGAGTTTGTACCATGCTCGCTAATGATATGAGTAAACGGTAAGTTAGGAACCAATTTAATCAGGTCGATCTTATTTCCAGAACTTCCAACTCTACCTTGGTATGTCCACTGATGCGGACCTGCACCAGGTACACCAAAATTAGCACCGAATAGCTTTGTACTCGCATTCTCTAACCCACGGCTGATAAAGCCAGAGATTCCATTTGTATAGCTATCTGGCTGCTCGTTCAGGCCAGCAGAAATTGAATCGCCCCAGATTAGCGCAACAGCTTTTCCAGAGTGCCCTTTGCACACCACAAAGCTAGGGCCGTATGCAGCTTGCGGTACAGCACCGGGTGTAATAGCCACAGTAGATGTGGCAGAGTAAACAGTAGTGCCACGAACTGTCCCCTCAATAGCCGGAGATGTACTTGGTGTAAATTGATACACAGCGGGGATTGAAACAGTAGCTGGGGTGTTCATCGCAATCTGCATCCAGCGATGATAACCTGCCGGGATCGGACTAGCTGCTGAAATAATATCGTCAGTCAACACACCTATAGCGTTTGTAGTAGTGATTACTGCACCTACAGTACCCGCAATAGTTCCAGCTACGTAAGTTGCAGCAGTTGGGTCGGTGGTTAACCCATAACCAATTGACACACCATCAATAGTAATGTCCGTAAGCAGATTTGACTCCGTTGGCCAAACCCCGGTAGTAATATTTGTATGTCCGGGAAGAGCAAGCCGATAGCTATGAGAAGCAAATGGAGCCGTACCAAGGTAAACACGGACAAGCATTTTATTACTCGACGTAATAGACATATTGCCACCCGGCGTCTTTGCTCTGTTTGTTGCAAAGTAGTAATTGTCTGGTGAGGTGTAGGCTGCTGCACCAATAGACACAGGTTGCCCCCCCGCCGTTAATTCAATCCCACCGGTGGCGGGATTAGAAACTGCCGTTACTGTATTAGCTAGGTTAAATGAACTCGTAGAGTCATCACTGTACTCAACACTTACATTACCACCCACATCAGTTGTAATCTCTTTTACTGTTTTAGTTGCCATGTTTTTCCTTAGTTAAATTAATCCACTAACCCACAAGCAATGCAGGTTGTAATACAGGATGCTCTCTACAATCACCCTTTGTTCTCGGCGTTCATCCCTGAGTAGTCTTTACCTGTTACTTGAGTACTCGTACCCTCGCCTTCAGACTTGTAGCCATCTCCGATTCTTGAAGTATTTCCAGTCAACAGGTGCTGCTGTGGAGGTAAATCTAACGGTAACGGATCAACACCAACAGATACACGTACTGCATTTAGTACTTCACGATCTAGCTCAATTATCCCAGTACTAGCATAGCGAGAGTAAGCTTTTGATACACTCTCAATATCCACATTATCTACGTTATCGAAATCAAAGCTCCCGATTCTTGAAGTATCCCACCCGTTTAACTCAAATGTCTGTACCAGTAGATCATTATTCAGTACATCGCGGATATTCTTCAGCATTGATTCCGCTGCAGCACCCGTCATACTGTTCTTGATTACACCTAGATTAAAGCTCCCACCTGAAGATGAACCGAAGATTAACACCTCAGCGAATAACGCTACGTAAATAGCACGCTTGTAATAGTCCTTGATCTTATCTGAGTCGAATGATTTCTTCCCGCCTTCATTTGAGAGTAATGACAGATCAAACAATGGTTGCTTAGTCTCTGGATCGTATGCTTGAGGTAAGATAACACCGGACTGTTGATTCTGCTGTAGGTTTCTGATTACGTTCTTATAATATTCATACACGGATTTTTGATCTGTACTAGCATCCGCTGACATGTACTGCGGTGGAATCTTCAAGATTGGAATTCCAGCTAGGTCCTTGCTGAACCCGATCACCTCCATCTCTTCAATAGCAGTCAAGTACTTCCATGAGCTATAAGCATCACGCAGATGAGATACACCGAAGGGATTACCTTTGTGCTTACCTGTACGGAATAACATGAACTTGCTTCTTGGCAATACAACCTCTTGTGAGCCTCTGGAGCTATACCGACCTAGGCTATCGCTTACACCGTATAGATTCTGCTTAACACCAGTAATATCAGACCCGTCTGGACTGAAGGTGAAACGCTCAATAGTCTCTTGGTTACGAATAGCGAGTTTCTTCCAGCCGATTACACCGTCATTGAAACGTGAGCCATTACTCTTGTATCTACGGCGGTATACCTTCTCGTGTACACTGAAGCCGTAGACCATCATTGACAACACGTCGTTAATGAACTCACGCCATGTACTGCCGTCAAGGTCACGCATCATCTCGTTAATGATCTTGGCTTGGTTCTGCTCTTGTTCTGTGGGGTTCTGCGGTGCTGTATAGTTCCATTCCACCTTGCCGATGATATTCTCGTATAGAGTCAAAGCGGAATTGATGGATGGACTGTAGGTCATCTGTTTGTAGACCTTGATGTTGTTAGGCCAGTTCAACTCGCGCTTGAGTTCTTCCTGCGAAATCCCGTTAAATACATTTAGTCCTAGATGGCCGATTTCACCAAGTCGGAAACGGTCAGGTGTATCTAGGTAGTTAGCTTTTTCAACTTGTTCTTTTGGTTTACGTGTTGCCATTAATTTCTTTCTTAGGTATATTTATTAAGACCCATTTTGCAAACATTCGTAACTGCTCAAAGTTTGCACTATTCTTCATTTTATTAGCAAGCATTGAGATAATTTGAACATTACCTTTAACGTATCCAAGTTCCGGAATAATTCTGTCAACACTTGGCGAGTTATCTTTTGCAGAGTGTTTATTTTTTAAGAGTTCAATACCTAATATTGGGCAGAATGTTGGGATATTGAAATCAGCTAATGTCAGATCAAAAGGAACCCCGGCTCTTTTCGCATTTCTCCTCACTGCAATCAGGTATACACTCATTGGATTGACTTCTCGCCAAGCATCATTCAATTTCTTGTTAAGCTCTTTATTATTCTTTCGCCACTCTCGTGTGCGTTCTAATGCTCGCTCGCGTACTTCTGGGTTATTACGTAGATGTTCTCTGTGATTCTCAGTGTTGCACTTTCTACAGTAGCCTTGCAATTTATCTGTAGTGTCAGCTTTTTTAGCGAATGCAGAATGCGGTTTTTCTTCGTAGCATCTGGCACAAATCTTTGTTGATTCTTTTTCCATATTAGTCCTATACAGTAGTCTGATTAAATAAAAAAGCAGGATATGACTAGTATCTTTTCGGGTGCCCCCTAGCTTATTATGTTTATTTACACGCACGAGTTATTAGCATACCATGAGATTACTGTACTTGCTAGTGTAAAGTGCTATGCCTCTTAATCACCGGATGCGCTCGTCCAGTTATCACTGGTCACAGCATATGAACCACACGGCCTTAGCTGACACAATTCATTCGCTACGCTCTTCATCGGAACTTAAACGTTCCTTTTATTGAAACTCTCCCTGTATAAACATTGGAGCATCGCCTATAGGTAATACCGGTTGGGAAAAGCCCATGTTAGAATATGAGTTTGACTGGTGTAGATCAGGCAGGGTGAAGGATGGTAACGACTGGGTTCTGTTCAGTAAATAGAACGCATCACTTGTTGCGTCCACCATGTCATCGTGGAATTTGCCCAGACCGTCAAATATTTCGAGTTCATCAAAATAAGCCTTATTCCAAGCACCTTCCACTACATTCACGAATCTAGCTTCAGTCACTGCTGCAAACGGTTGAAAACGCACTAACTTTGATTTAACTGGACGCTGTAATTTACAAACAATACCTGCTTCAGCTAACCTACGCTGTAAATCACGAGCATAAGCCCCTGCTTGAGCATTAGGGTCACAAGGGAGTGACCACAACACATCATTACCGAATAATCTGGCTAACTCAAATATCTTATTCTCAACCTCATGCACACGGTCTTGCATTGTATGTACGTACTCAACAGTATAAACATTTGAATCATCCTTGGACATGAGCACAAAGGCTGTACTATCTGGAGATTTAACTGTTTCACTTGGGCGCTGAAATGCCATATCTAGAGCCATCACGCGCTGCTTAACCTTCAGAGGTGCAGTACGCACAATATCTACGTGATTTCTATGCCAGAATCCGCTAGTCTCTGCTCGTGCTGTCCAGCTACCTTCTAACATAATTAATCGCTCTACGCGGGGTAAAGACATTAAGTTCGATAAGTAATCAGTATCACGTAGATACGGATTGTGATGGATTTTTGCGCTACAGAATCTGAATGACCTGATGCCGCTTTTATTACCTTTACCGTAGATTGCTTCAGCTTCTTCTCTGTTATCAAACCACTTCATTTCATTACCATTACGCACGAAATAACGCTCTACATTTGATTTAGAATCAATAGGTGTACCATCATTAGGGTCAAGGTAGAAATCTTGAATCCACTCCCGAATAAACGAGTGGTAAGATGGGTTGGTACAGAGGTACATCTGAGGTGCATACGAAATATTTGCATTCCGCATACGACTCAGTAAGAACGTAATCTGTGTTTCAGTAAAGTCCGTTGCTTCGTCGAACGCTACAAATGAGTACTGGGCCAAGTTGTTCACAAGTATTCGTTAGTTACTTGCCGTTTAAAGCTTAATTTTAAACTGCTGTGCATTACTACACAGATCAGACTATATCTTATTCCTATAAGGAACCCTACCGTTTCGCATCACTTGATGCTACGAGCTTACACTCTAGTCGTTGGAGATTGTCCTCTAGCTGAAGCTAGATTCTTTTCTAACGGATTGTCCACTTGGGAGTTCCCCGTTTTAGATAGGTTATTCGATAAGGATTACTCCTTAAAGGGGCACATGTCTACCCTTGTGGTCGTATGCGTTACTTTCGTGTTGCATGTGTGAGAATTTAAGAACACTTCCATTCTCGAAGATAATCTCATGTTCTCGGTGTTTAATCCTAATATTAGGAAAAACTGTTGTGTACATATTGACTGCCTCTGCCCATATTGAACCTGGGGCATCTAGCATTTTTGAGGTACGCCGAAAGATGCAACCTGTTGACTTAGGGATAACCATAAATCTCAGAGCTGTAATCAATAAAGTATATGTTTTTCCACTGCCTGCTGCCTTTTATGTTATATGCTTCGCTACTGCATCCCGAGTTTCCTCAGGTATCGGACTATATCTTTGGCTTTCGCCACCTACTGTTTCGAGTTCGCTTGAACCCTACGCCTTTCGGCTAGTCTCTACACACGCCAAATAGCCCAATAAAGGGATACTCGCTTGGCTCGGTATTGCCCTCGTCTTTACGTTAGGGTTTCACCGAATTAAATAGGTTTTAAACGGAGGCGCAATGTCCACCACCGTACAACGTAATATCTGACGTTGAATTTAACGCATCTTCCTGAGGTTTACTGGCCGGTGCGATAGTTACTGTCTCATTAATGTCCATTTAGCTCCTTATTCTATTAGTGAATTACGTGACATATTGTTTACTACCCGGTGCATTTGAGATAACCCTCTGTTAAACTTCTCAGACAACCGAATAAGTGTCCAACCTTCAGCACGTAATTTCTTTATCTCAGTTACTTGTTCTTGAGTAAGAATTGGTTCAACTACTCGCGTACCATCCTTCTTTATTCGTGTAGTAGGACGTGGTGCTACCTCAACTACAATACGTCCAGCAGTACGCTCACTCATTCCAAACATAATCGCTAGTTTACTAATACTTATCTCGTTATTGTTATAGTAATCTTGTATCTCTTGCTTAAGCTTCTTCGAGTACTTTGGAGGACCTCGTGTTTCTAGCAGATCATTAACTGAAGCGTGAACCATTTGTTCAGTTTGTGTAGCCCACTCTAGATTGGAGACTTTGTTGTTTTCTTTGTTACCGTCGATATGGTTGACTGTTGGTTTATTTTCTGGATTACTAATAAAAGCAATAGCAACAAGCCTATGCACACTGAAATGCTCTTTCACAGCATCTGAGCAAAAGCCGATAACTTTGTATCCACACTTCGATGTCTTTTGTTTCATATCTCGCCCGCTAATACGTGCAATAGATATGCCCTTAGATAGTCGCGTTCTTGTCAACGACTTGACTCTACCAAGACTGCTAATTTGGTAAGCACCTTCGTAGTTCTCAATATCTTTCCACACCTCAATTAAATCTGTAAACAGACCATCGTTGAATTGGTGTAGTATTTTATATGTATTCATTTGTTCTTTCTTCTAAAAGAGCTTCACTAAAAATAAAGGAAATACGGTGAAGAATCGTACTTATCGGTCGGCCAACCTATCCTGTATTGAACTATTATACTTCTTTGTCCTTCTGGGGTAACATTCGAAGTGAGAAAATTGGCTTATTCTCTTGTTGGATTTCCTCAGCGGACTCGTCATCATACTGGTGGTTATACACGTCCTTAATCAAGTCCTTGTACGTCTGAATAATCAGCGCAGCACTACGCAACTTACCGTTTTCTGATGCTTCTTTGTTATCGAGAATCTGAACTGCCGCAGCAATAGCCTTCGTCTGCAACGGTCGGAACTTACGCACAAGTTCCATCAAAGCCTTCTCACGCAGTATTCTGTTAGTTGGCTTATCCGCATCTAATACTCGGCTGCGACCTGCAGGATTCCCACTCACACCTTTAACAAACGCCATATCTACTCTCCATTTATCTATAAATTAACTTCAATAAGAAATGTCCGTAATATCAACCCGTATGCTCTTATGGACTGTTATTACGGACTACTCTACTTTGATCTACCATATCTGGCAACACGAGTAGGATTCGAACCTACAACACGCGGATTTGGAGTCACGCTGTTCTACCAATTGAACTACCGGGTTGTATTCTCTGCTATCTCTGCATTATACTCCATATTGAGCATAAGTTACTACTTGTATTGTACTTGATCTGTTACTTGCATTACCTGCACTACTTACCAACAAGTATATCGTGCACTAAACTCACAGACCATGACCGAAATCCCCATCATCCCAACGATCATCACCTGTATTACTCTCAGAATCGAATACAGCAGGTGTTCTACCTTGGTTCTGAATAAAGGTAACCTCAAGCTCTACATCCTCGTCGTAACGTCCGTATTGCCCTGTAGCTACATCCTGTGCTTGGCACATATGGCAGATAGTCGTGCGGTTATACGCTGTTAGACGGAAGGTGCTCCGACAGATTTCACATTGCATATTATGCCTCTTTTATT